CAGGCAATGGCAGATAGCCAGGTGCGGGGCGTACTGCTGGACATTGACAGTCCCGGGCGGGCAGGCCGCCGGCGCGTTTGACTGCGCTGACATGATTTACCGCCTCCGTCAGCAGAAGCCGGTCTGGGCACTGTGCAATGACACGGCCTGTTCTGCAGCCATGCTGCTGGCGTCGGCCTGCTCCCGACGGCTGGTTACCCAGACATCCCGTATCGGCTCCATTGGCGTGATGATGAGCCATGTCAGCTATGCCGGTCATCTGGCGCAGGCCGGGGTGGATATCACGCTGATTTATGCCGGGGCGCACAAGGTGGATGGCAATCAGTTTGAAGCCTTACCGGCAGAGGTGCGTCAGGACATGCAGCAGCGGGTTGATGCGGCGCACCGGATGTTTGCCGAAAAAGTGGCGATGTATACGGGGCTGTCTGTGGAAGCTGTCACGGGGACAGAGGCTGCCGTTTTTGAAGGTCAGTCCGCTATTAAGGCCGGACTGGCGGATGAATTAATCAATGCGTCGGATGCCATCAGCGTGATGGCTGCGGCGCTGAACACTCATGATACAGGAGGCACTATGCCGCAATTAACTGCAACGGAAGCTGCCGCGCAGGAGAACCAGCGAGTGATGGGGATCCTGACGTGTCAGGAAGCGAAAGGACGTGAACAGCTTGCCACGATGCTGGCAGGACAACAGGGCATGAGCATTGAACAGGCCCGGGCTATTCTGGCCGCGGCGGCACCGCAGCAGCCGGTGGCATCCGCGCAGAGTGAAGCCGATCGCATTATGGCGTGTGAAGAAGCGAAAGGTCGTGAACAACTGGCGGCAACGCTGGCGGCGATGCCGGAGATGACGGTGGAAAAAGCCCGCCCGATCCTGGCTGCCTCACCGCAGGCGAATGCCGGGCCCTCACTTCGTGATCAGATCATGGCCCTGGATGAGGCAAAAGGGGCAGAAGCGCAGGCTGAAAAACTGGCGGCCTGCCCGGGAATGACCGTGGAGAACGCCCGGGCTGTGCTGGCTGCGGGATCAGGTAAGGCCGAACCGGTCTCTGCATCCACAACCGCCCTGTTTGAACATTTCATGGCGAATCATTCACCGGCAGCGGTGCGGGGTGGCGTGTCACAGACGTCAGCAGACGGTGATGCGGACGTGAAAATGCTCATGGCCATGCCATGAAGTCAGTGCTGACCATCAATATGAGGTTTTAACAAAATGGTGACGAAAACCATCACTGAACAGCGTGCGGAAGTACGTATTTTTGCTGGTAATGATCCGGCTCATACCGCCACAGGCAGCAGCGGGATTTCTTCTGCAACACCGGCTCTGACGCCCCTGATGCTGGATGAAGCCACCGGGAAACTGGTGGTCTGGGATGGACAGAAAGCCGGTAGTGCGGTTGGCATACTGGTACTGCCGCTTGAAGGCACAGAGACGGTGCTGACCTATTACAAGTCGGGGACCTTTGCGACGGAGGCAATCCGCTGGCCTGACAGTGTGGATGAACACAAAAAGGCAAATGCCTTTGCCGGCACAGCCCTGAGTCACGCGGCTCTGCCGTAACACGTTATCAGGCCACCATGGTGGCCTGACTGATTTCTGAATGAAAGGAACTGATTTATGGGATTGTTTACGACCCGCCAGTTACTCGGTTATACCGAACAAAAAGTGAAATTTCGTGCGCTGTTTCTGGAGCTGTTTTTCCGCCGTACGGTGAATTTCCACACCGAAGAGGTGATGCTGGACAAAATTACCGGAAAAACGCCGGTGGCGGCCTATGTCTCCCCGATCGTTGAAGGAAAAGTGCTGCGCCATCGTGGTGGTGAAACCCGCGTGTTGCGTCCGGGCTACGTCAAGCCGAAACACGAATTTAATTACCAGCAGGCGGTTGAGCGCCTTCCTGGTGAAGATCCGGCTCAGCTGAACGACCCGGCCTACCGTCGTCTGCGTATCATTACCGATAACCTCAAACAGGAAGAGCACGCCATTGTCCAGGTGGAAGAAATGCAGGCGGTGAATGCCGTGCTGTATGGCAAATACACCATGGAAGGGGATCAGTTTGATACTGTCGAGGTGGATTTCGGGCGCTCTGAAGGAAATAACATTGAGCAGGCTGACGGTAAAAAATGGTCTGAGCAGGACCGTGATACGTTTGATCCGACGCATGATATTGACCTCTACTGCGATCAGGCCAGCGGCCTTGTGAATATCGCCATTATGGACGGTACGGTCTGGCGTCTGCTGAATGGCTTTAAGCTGTTCCGCGAAAAACTGGATACCCGTCGCGGCTCAAATTCACAACTCGAAACGGCAGTGAAAGATCTGGGCGCAGTGGTGTCCTTCAAGGGGTATTACGGCGATCTGGCCATTGTGGTGGCGAAAACGTCTTATGTGGCAGAGGACGGTACCGAAAAACGTTATCTGCCGGAGGGCATGCTGGTGCTGGGGAATACGGCGGCAGAGGGGATTCGTTGCTATGGTGCCATTAAGGATGCACAGGCGTTGTCTGAAGGAGTGGTGGCTTCTTCCCGTTACCCGAAACACTGGCTGACCGTGGGCGATCCGTCCTGTGAATTCACCATGACGCAGTCCGCTCCGCTGATGGTGCTGCCGGATCCGGATGAGTTTGTGGTGGTACAGGTGAAATAATCCGTGAGCGGGGGCGAAATGCCCCCGTGTCTTTTTTCACAGGAGGCTGAGATGGCAACAAAAGAAGAAAATCTGAATCGTCTTCGTCAACTGGCTGGCCTGCTGGGGCGCGAGGCGGATATGTCGGGGAGTGCTGCGGATATTGCTCAACGTGTGTCTGAGTGGGAAGAGGAGCTTGCTGTTTCCCCGGAGGGCATTATGCACTCTGATGAGAGCGGGGCTGATCAAAATCACACAGACGATGGTGAGCAGTTGAACAACACGGATGCTCCGGATGATGTTAAAGCCGTCCGGGTACGGAAGTGCCTGCAAGTAATGGGGTATTGCCCGGAGACAGGTCGTCCCGTTGAGCTGGCGTTACGGGGTATGCGTGTTCTGGTGCCATCATCACTGGCAACGGCCATGATACAGCACGGAACGGCTGAATATGCGTGATTTTCAGAATGCCTTTGATGCTGCCCTCGCCGGGGTAGACAGTACGATCGTTGAAGTGATGGGGCTCTGTGCGCAGTTCACCTCGGGGGCACAGTGTGGCAGCGAAGTTCAGGGGGTTTTTGACGATCCGGAGTCGCTGGGGTTTGCCGGTGGCGGGGTCCGTATTGAAGGAAGCAGCCCGTCATTATTTGTGCGGACGGATACGGTTCGTGCCGTGCGGCGTGGTGACACGCTGACCATTAATGGTGAGATATTCTGGGTGGATCGTGTTTCTCCGGATGACGGGGGCAGCTGTTATCTCTGGCTCAACCGTGGTCAACCACCCGCAGTTAACCGGCGACGATAAACGCAGGGTGAAATTATGGCGATAAAAGGGCTTGATCAGGCGATTGACAATCTGAGCCGGGTTCGTAAAAACGCCATTCCGGCGGCTTCAGCAATGGCCATTAACCGCGTGGCCACAACGGCGATTAATCAGTCTTCATCACAGGTTGCCCGGGAGACAAAGGTTCGCCGGAAACTGGTTAAGGAACGGTCCAGACTGAAACGGGCGACGGTCAGAAATCCGAATGCCAGAATTATCGTTAACCGCGGTGATCTCCCTGTGATTAAGCTGGGGATCAGGATGCTGGGGCGTCGCCCGAACAGCATACTTAAAGCCGGTCAGCATCGGTATCAGCGGGCATTTATTCAGCGATTAAAAAATGGTCGCTGGCATGTCATGCAGCGTGTGGCCGGGAAAAACCGTTACCCCATTGATGTGGTGAAAATCCCGATGGCGGCCCCACTGAAACAGGCATTTGATGAGAATGTTGACCGTATCCGGCGTGAACGCCTGCCTAAAGAACTGGCATACGCGCTGAAACAACAACTGAGGATTGCAATAAAACGATGAAACACACTGACATTCGTGCCGCAGTGCTGGATGCACTCGAGCAGCATGAACACGGGGCGACGCTGTTTGATGGTCGCCCCGTTGTTTTTGACGAAGAGGATTTTCCTGCGATCGCGGTTTATCTGACGGATGCAGAGTATACCGGTGAAGAGCTGGATGCAGATACCTGGCGGGCCACGCTGCATATTGAGGTGTTTTTACCGGCACAGGTACCGGATTCAGAGCTTGATCAGTGGATGGAAAGCCGGATTTACCCGGCGATGACCGCGATCCCGGCACTGGCAGGACTGATTACCACGATGGTTACGCAGGGCTATGAGTATCGTCGTGATGACGATATGGCGTTATGGAGTTCTGCAGATCTGACTTATTCCATTACATACGAGATGTGAGGACGATATGGCAACACCAAATCCCCTTGAGCCGGTAAAAGGTGCCGGTACCACTCTGTGGGTTTACAACGGCAAGGGTGATGCTTATGCAAACCCGTTGTCAGACGATGACTGGCAGCGACTGGCTAAGGTGAAGGATCTGACGCCGGGCGAGATGACGGCAGAACCCTACGATGATAACTACCTGGATGATGAAGACGCGGACTGGACCGCGACCGGGCAGGGGCAGAAGTCTGCAGGAGATACCAGTTTTACGCTGGCCTGGAAACCGGGAGAAGAAGGTCAGAAAGGGCTTATAGGCTGGTTTGAAAGCGGGGATGTGCGGGCCTATAAAATCCGTTTCCCAAATGGCACGGTGGATGTGTTCCGTGGCTGGGTCAGCAGTATCGGTAAGGCCGTGACGGCGAAAGAAGTGATCACCCGCACGGTGAAAGTGACCAACGTGGGCAAACCTTCTGTAGCGGAAGAACGCAGCGAAATTACGCCGGTCACTGCGATTAAGGTGACGCCGACATCCGGTACGGTGGCAAAAGGGAAAACAACCACCCTGACGGTTTCTTTTGAGCCGGAAAGTGCAACCGACAAGACGTTCAGAGCGGTTTCCGCCGATCCGTCGAAAGCCACCATTAGTGTGAAAGATATGACAATTACGGTAAACGGCGTGGCGACAGGTAAGGTGCAGATCCCTGTGGTGAGCGGAAATGGTCAGTTCGCCGCAGTGGCTGAAGTCACCGTTACTGAAGCGGGCGCTGCAGGGTAAACGGAGGTAATACATGTTTCTGAAAACAGAACAATTTGAATATAACGGTGTGTCCGTCACGCTTTCCGAATTGTCTGCGCTGCAGCGGTTTGATTATATAAAGTTTGTTTCAGACGCAGAACAACAGGAGACAACGAAGCATGATGTCGTGCACATTAACCAGCGATATCTGGAAACGGCATCCCTGCTTGTGGCGATGTCGCTATGGCATTCCCATTCCCTCAAAGGCACTCTGGCCTCTCCGGAGACAGAGATGCAGCAGATCCGCCGTGAAGTGATGCTGGGATGGCCTGCTGATGCACTGAATCAGGCAACGAACCGGGTGCTTTATCTTTCAGGTATGCTGGATAACCGGCACGATGCCGATCCTGAACAAACCGGGAAAGCAGAAGCGACTGAGCCGGTAACATCAAAAAAGCATTCGAAGGCGAGCTGAACTTTGTCCTGAAACTGGCGCGAGAGATGGGGAGACCCGACTGGCGCGCCATGCTTGCCGGGATGACATCCACCGAATATGCCGACTGGCGACGTTTTTACTGCACGCATTATTTTCAGGATACCCAACTGGACGCTCATTTTTCCGGGCTGATGTACGCCGTACTCAGCCTGTTTTTTGGCGATCCGGATATGCATCCGGCGGATTTCAGTCTGCTTGCTCCAGCGTGTGAGGAAGAGCAGACGGAGATGCCGGACGAGGAAGAAATGCTGATGCAGAAAGCGACAGGAGTTGCCGGAGGCGTCCGGTTCGGAGGGGACGGAGGGCGCGATATTTCACCTTCTGCGGATGTGGTGGATGTCAGCGAGGATGATGTTGCATTAATGATGGCTTCAGCGGGGATTTCCGGAGGTGTGAGATATGTCCCAGCCAGCGGGTGATCTGGTTATTGATTTGAGTCTGGATGCGGCCCGGTTTGATGAACAGATGGCCCGGGTACGCCGTCATTTTTCCAGTCTGGAGGCGGATGCCAGAAAAACCGCCAGTACTGTTGAACAGGGGCTGAGCCGACAGGCGCTGGCTGCACAAAAAGCCGGGATATCAGTCGGACAGTATAAGGCTGCCATGCGCACACTGCCCGCACAGTTCACGGATATTGTCACTCAGCTTGCCGGTGGTCAGAATCCCTTCCTTATCATGCTGCAGCAGGGGGGGCAGATCAGCGATTCATTCGGTGGACCGCTCAGCCTGCTTACCCTGCTGAAGGAGGAACTTCTCGGGATCAGGGATGCCTCTGAATCATCAGAGGAGTCGCTGTCAGATACGGCAAATGCACTGGCTGAAAATGCCCGGAATGCCGGTGAGCTGGGACGATTTATGTCGGTGGCCCGTGTGGCGGCAGGTGGCGGGGTTGCCGTACTGGCCGCGCTTGCTGCCGCCGCCTGGCAGGCAGAGCAGGCTGATCGGGCCTTATTGCGTTCACTGATCCTGACCGGAGGGGCGGCTGCCACCACAACGGCAGAATTGTGGAAAATGGCCGGGGTGATCAGCGATGAAGCCGGTGGTGGTATCAGACAGGCGGCAGAAAATCTGGCCCGTCTGGCAGAAAGCGGGAAATATACCGCCGGGCAGCTACGGATCATGGGGGAAACCTCTCAGAGATGGCTGCAGACGGTGGGGGACGATGCCGGGAAGGTGGAAAAAGCCTTTGAAGGGATTGCAGCAGATCCGGTGAAGGCGCTGGCCTCCCTGAATCAGCAGTATAACTTCCTGAGCGTTTCCCAGTTACGCCATATTGATGAGCTTGAGCGCACGAAAGGTAAACAGGCTGCGGTGACGGAGGCGATGTCCCTGTTTGCGGATGTCATGAATGCACGTCTGGAGCAACTTGATAAAGCGGCCACGCCGGTGGAAAAAATCTGGGACGATGTTAAAACCTGGACTTCTGACGCATGGGCATGGATAGGTGATCATACACTGGGGGCACTCAGTCTGATCACTGACGTGGTGGCCGGAACCGTTGAACAAGTGAAGCTGCTGCTTGTGCAGGGGGATCTGGCGCTGGCTGAATTTATTCAGTCAGCCTGGGAAACGACAAAGAATGTGCCCGGCGTTGGTGCGTTGTTTGGTGAACTGGCAGAAGAGAACCGCGTATTTATTGAGAAAACAAAACGCGATGAACTGGCGCTGAGAAAATCCATTGCGGAACGGGATGCGCGTATACGCCAGGGGGAAATAGGGTACATCAACCGCTCGCGTGCAACAGGCGTCAGCAAAGGTCCAGGGCAGCAGGAAGCCGTCAGCCGTCTGGCTGAAGAGCTGACAGGTAAAAAGCATACATCACCGAAAACGCGCTCTGCCGGGGAGAGGGAAGAGGAGCAGGCAAGAGAGGCTCTGCTTGCCCTTGAAGCTGAGCTCAGGACGCTGGAAAAACACAGCGGTGCGAATGAGAAAATCAGCCGGCAGCGCCGTGATTTATGGAAGGCGGAAAGTCAGTATGCGGTCCTGAAAGAGGCTGCCACGAAACGACAGTTATCTGAGCAGGAAAAATCCCTGCTGGCGCATAAAGACGAGACGCTGGAGTACAAACGCCAGCTGGCTGAGCTGGGCGACAAGGTTGAATACCAGAAACGCCTGAATGAGCTGGCACAGCAGGCGGTGCGGTTTGAAGAGCAGCAGAGCGCGAAGCAGGCCGCCATCAGCGCAAAAGCCCGCGGTCTCACTGACCGTCAGGCGCAGCGGGAGTCTGAAGCGCAGCGTCTTCGGGACGTGTACGGTGATAATCCGGCTGCGCTGGCGAAGGCCACATCGGCACTGAAGAACACCTGGTCTGCGGAGGAGCAGCTTCGTGGAAGCTGGATGGCCGGGCTGAAGTCCGGCTGGGGCGAGTGGGCGGAAAGTGCGACGGACAGTTTTTCGCAGGTTAAAAGTGCTGCCACGCAGACCTTTGACGGTATTGCACAGAATATGGCGGCGATGCTGACCGGTGCAGAGGCAGACTGGCGGGGATTCACCCGTTCGGTGCTGTCCATGATGACAGAAATCCTGCTTAAACAGGCCATGGTGGGCATTGTCGGGCGTATCGGCAGCGCCATTGGCGGTGCTTTCGGTGGTGGTGCATCTGCTTCCTCGGGGACGGCTATTGAGGCTGCGGCGGCGAACTTCCATTTCGCGACCGGGGGATTTACGGGGACGGGGGGTAAATATGAGCCTGCGGGGATAGTTCACCGCGGGGAGTTTGTTTTCACGAAAGAGGCAACCAGCCGGATAGGTGTGGGGAATCTTTACCGTCTGATGCGCGGCTATGCGGAAGGTGGTTATGTGGGTGGTGCCGGAAGTCCGGCGCAGATGCGGCGGGCGGAAGGTATTAATTTTAATCAGAACAATCACGTGGTGATTCAGAACGACGGCACCAACGGACAGGCGGGGCCGCAGCTGATGAAGGCGGTGTATGACATGGCCCGCAAGGGGGCGCAGGATGAGCTCCGGCTGCAGTTGCGTGATGGCGGTATGTTATCGGGGAGCGGGCGATGAAAACCTTTCGCTGGAAAGTGAAGCCGGATATGGAGGTGAACTCGCAGCCGTCGGTGCGTGAAGTGCGTTTTGGTGACGGGTACTCACAGCGTATGGCGGCAGGGCTGAATGCTGACCTGAAAACATACCGTGTGACGCTTTCCGTGACCCGGGAGGAGGCCCGGCATCTGGAAGCGTTCCTGGCAGAGCACGGAGGCTGGAAGGCATTTTTGTGGAAGCCACCCTATGCATACCGGCAGATAAAGGTGACCTGTGCCGGGTGGTCTGCGCGGGTCGGGATGTTGCGCGTTGAGTTCAGCGCGGAGTTTAAGCAGGTGGTGAACTGATGCAGGATATTCACGAAGAAAGTCTGAACGAGTCGGTTAAATCAGAGCAGTCACCGCGGGTGGTACTCTGGGAAATCGACCTGACGGTGCAGGGTGGTGAGCGGTATTTTTTCTGCAATGAGCTGAATGAAAAAGGGGAGGCGGTTACCTGGCAGGGGCGGGAATATCAGGCATACCCGATTGACGGCAGCGGTTTTGAGATGAACGGGAAGGGCAGCAGTGCCCGCCCGTCGCTGACGGTGTCGAATCTGTTCGGTCTGGTCACCGGAATGGCGGAGGACCTGCAGAGCCTGGTGGGGCCACGGTGGTCCGCCGCCGGGTGTATGCCCGTTTTCTGGATGCGGTGAATTTTGTGGCAGGCAATCCGGAAGCGGACCCGGAGCAGGAGCTGAGCGACCGCTGGGTGGTGGAGCAGATGTCAGAGCTGACGGCCATGACAGCCTCGTTTGTGCTGGCAACACCGACGGAGACGGACGGGGCGCTGTTTCCTGGTCGCATCATGCTGGCGAACACCTGTATGTGGACCTACCGCTCTGATGAATGCGGGTATAACGGTCCTGCGGTGGCGGATGAGTTCGACAACCCCACCACGGATATCCGTAAGGACAGATGCAGCAAGTGCATGCGCGGGTGTGAGATGCGCGGCATGGTGGCTAATTTTGGCGGTTTCCTTTCCATTAATAAACTTTCGCAGTAAATCCCGGTTTATGACACAGACTGAATCAGCGATTCTGGCGCATGCCCGGCGGTGTGCGCCTGCGGAGTCGTGCGGCTTCGTGGTGAGAACGCCGGAGGGGGAGCGGTATATCCCTTGTGTGAATATCTCTGCAGAGCCGGAGGCGTATTTTCGTATTGCACCGGAAGACTGGCTGCGGGCAGAGATGCAGGGGGAGATTGTGGCACTGGTCCACAGTCATCCCGGTGGTCTGCCCTGGCTGAGCGAGGCCGACCGGCGGCTGCAGATAAAAAGTGCACTGTCCTGGTGGCTGGTCTGCCGGGGGGACATTCATAAATTCCGCTGTGTGCCACATCTGACAGGACGGCGCTTTGAGCACGGGGTGACGGACTGTTACACGCTGTTCCGGGATGCATACCATCTGGCGGGAATTGATATGCCGGATTTTGAGCGTGAGGATGACTGGTGGCGTAACGGTCAGAACCTTTACCTGGACAATATGGCGGTCACCGGCTTTTACCGGGTGCCCCTGTCCTCTGCACAGGCGGGCGATATCCTGCTGTGCTGCTTTGGCGCATCGGTGGCCAATCATGCCGCCATTTACTGCGGCAACGGTGAACTGCTTCACCATCTGCCTGAACAACTGAGTAAACGGGAGAGGTATTCTGAAAAATGGCAACGACGAACGCATTCTGTCTGGCGTCACCGCCACTGGCACGCATCTGCCTTCACGGGGATTTGCAACGATTTGGCCGCCGCCTCAGCCTGTACGTGAACACGGCAGCGGAAGCCATCCGTGCCCTGTCGCTGCAGATGCCGGGATTCCGCCGTCAGATGAACGAAGGCTGGTACCAGATACGTATTCGCGGTGAGGACACGGCACCGGAGGCGGTGTACGCCCGTCTTCACGAACAGCTGGGTGAGGGAACGGTCATCCACATTGTGCCGCGACTGGCCGGGGCCGGAAAGGGTGGACTGCAGATTGTGCTGGGGGCGGCAGCCATCGTGGGCTCTTTCTTCACTGCCGGGGCATCGATGGCGTTATGGGGTTCAGCCCTGGCAGCCGGTGGTTTTTCTGCCACCACGATGCTGTTTTCACTGGGTGCCAGCATGATACTGGGTGGTGTGGCACAGATGCTGGCCCCGAAGCCAAAAACACCGGAATACAGGGCAACGGATAACGGTAAACAGAACACGTACTTTTCGTCGCTGGATAACATGATTGCCCAGGGGAACCCGATGCCGGTGCCTTACGGTGAAATGCTGGTTGGCTCACGGCGAATCTCCCAGGACATCAGTACCCGTGATGAAGGCGGTGACGGGAAGGTGGTGGTTATCGGGCGGCAGGGGTAAAGCATAAAAAAATCCCGCAGTGTATGGAGGCTGCGGGAACAGAAAATGAAGATTAACCACAGGGAGTTTTGTTTTTATTGGCCCGAAAAAACTGTAACGCCCGGGAATGATATCTGCCACGGGGGCGTACAGAAAATGTGAAGAAATTCAGAAATTTTATTCCGTCATGACACAGGCACCCTCCGGGGTGCCTGTCGTTTTTGGGGCATAAACAGATTCAGACATCAGACAGGAGAGGGGGACAGAGTGGGTAAAGGTGGCGGCAAGGCGCACACGCCGGTTGAGGCAAAGGACAATCTTAAGTCCACGCAGATGATGAGCGTGATTGATGCCATTGGTGAAGGGCCGATTGAAGGTCCGGTGAAGGGGCTGCAGAGTATTCTGGTGAACAAAACCCCGCTGACGGACACGGACGGTAATCCCGTGATACACGGTGTGACTGCGGTCTGGCGTGCCGGGGAGCAGGAGCAGACACCACCGGAAGGCTTTGAGTCCTCCGGAGCTGAAACCGGACTGGGCGTGGAAGTGACGAAGGCAAAACCGGTGACGCGCACCATTACGTCCGCGAACATTGACCGCCTGCGGGTTACCTTCGGGGTGCAGTCACTGGTGGAGACCACCTCAAAGGGTGACCGTAACCCGGCATCCGTCCGCCTGCTGATTCAGTTACAGCGTAACGGTAACTGGGTGACAGAAAAGGATGTCACCATTAACGGCAAGACCACCTCGCAGTTCCTGGCGTCGGTGATTCTGGATAATCTGCCGCCCCGGCCCTTTAACATCCGGATGGTCAGGGAGACGGCGGACAGCACCACGGACCAGCTGCAGAATAAGACGCTGTGGTCGTCATACACCGAAATCATCGATGTGAAACAGTGCTACCCGAACACGGCCATTGTGGGGCTGCAGGTGGATGCGGAGCAGTTCGGCGGCCAGCAGATGACGGTGAACTACCATATCCGCGGTCGCATCATCCAGGTGCCGTCAAACTACGACCCGGAAAAACGCACTTACAGCGGTATCTGGGACGGCAGTCTGAAACCGGCATACAGCAACAACCCGGCCTGGTGTCTGTGGGACATGCTGACCCACCCGCGCTACGGGATGGGGAAACGCCTGGGGACCGCGGACGTGGACAAATGGGCGCTGTATGCCATCGGGCAGTACTGTGACCAGCGTGTCCCGGACGGCTTCGGAGGGACAGAGCCGCGGATGACCTTTAATGCGTACCTGTCACAGCAGCGTAAGGCGTGGGATGTGCTCAGTGATTTCTGCTCGGCGATGCGCTGTATGCCGGTATGGAACGGCCAGACGCTGACGTTCGTTCAGGACCGCCCGTCGGATGTGGTGTGGCCGTACACCAACTGCGATGTGGTGGTGGATGATAACGGCGTGGGGTTTCGCTACAGCTTCAGCGCCCTGAAGGACCGCCACACGGCGGTGGAGGTGAATTACACCGACCCGCAGAACGGCTGGCAGACCTCCACGGAACTGGTGGAAGACCCGGAAGCCATACTGCGCTACGGGCGCAACCTGCTGAAGATGGATGCGTTCGGCTGCACCAGTCGCGGTCAGGCCCACCGTGCCGGGCTGTGGGTGATAAAGACCGGACTGCTGGAAACGCAGACGGTGGATTTCACGCTCGGGTCACAGGGGCTGCGTCACACACCCGGTGACATTATTGAAATCTGTGATAACGACTATGCCGGGACCACGACCGGCGGACGTGTCCTGTCCATTGATGCCGCCAGCCGCACCCTGACACTGGACCGTGAGGTGACCCTGCCGGAGACAGGTGCCGCCACGGTGAACCTGATTAACGGCAGCGGTAAGCCGGTGAGCGTGGCCATCACTGCACACCCCGCGCCGGACCGGATACAGGTCAGCACCCTGCCTGATGGTGTGGAGACATACGGTGTATGGGGACTCTCCCTGCCGTCACTGCGTCGTCGCCTGTTCCGCTGTGTCTCCATCCGGGAAAACACGGACGGCACCTTTGCCATCACGGCGGTGCAGCACGTACCGGAAAAAGAAGCCATCGTGGATAACGGGGCCAGCTTTGAGCCGCAGTCAGGCACCCTGAACAGCGTTATTCCACCGGCAGTGCAGCACCTCACGGTGGAGGTGAGCGCGGCTGACGGCCAGTATCTGGCACAGGCGAAATGGGACACGCCGCGGGTGGTGAAGGGGGTGCGCTTCAGTCTGCGACTGACCAGCGGAAGCGGAGAAGGCAGCCGTCTGGTGACCACCGCCATCACCGCGGATACAGAGCATCGTTCCAGTGGTCTGCCGCTCGGGGAATACACCCTGACAGTCAGGGCAATTAACAGCTATGGCCAGCAGGGCGAACCGGCCACCACCACCTTCCGGATTAACGCGCCAGCAAAACCCGCCACCATTGAACTGACGCCGGGGTATTTTCAGATAACGGCGGTCCCGCGTCTTGCGGTGTATGACCCGACGGTACAGTTTGAGTTCTGGTTTTCGGAGCAAAAATCGCAGACACATCTCAGGTGGAAACCTCTGCCCGTTATCTGGGGACCGGCAGTCAGTGGAGTGTATCCGGCCCGCACATTAAGCCCGGGAAGGATTTCTGGTTTTACGTGCGCAGCGTCAACCTGGTGGGGAAATCTGCGTTTGTGGAAGTCAGCGGGCAGCCCAGCAATGATGGTGAAGGGTATCTGGAATTTTTCCGGGAAAAAATAGGAAAACTGCATCTGGCTCAGGGGCTGTGGGAGCTGATAGACAACAGCCAGCTTGCGGATGAGATGGCGGAGATGAAGACCACCATCACCGAAACCCGCAATGAAATCACACAGACGGTCAGTAAAACGCTGGAAGACCAGAGCGCCACCATTCAGCAGATACAGCGCGTGCAGAAGGACACAAATGATGACCTGGCTGCGCTGTACATGCTGAAGGTTCAAAAAACGAAAGACGGCATTCCCTATGTGGCCGGGATTGTGCAGGGATTGAGGATACTGATGGCCAGCCACTGAGCAACATACTGCTGCTGGCTGACCGTATCGCGATGATAAATCCGGAGAGCGGCAACAGCACGCCGTTATTTGTGGCGCAGGGGAATCAGCTGTTCATGAACGACGTGTTCCTGAAACGACTGTTTGCGGTGAGCATCACGTCATCCGGCAATCCTCCGGCATTTTCCCTGACGCCGGACGGGCGACTGACGGCGAAAAATGCGGATATCAGTGGCAGTGTGAATGCGAACTCAGGGACGCTCAACAACGTCACGATTAATGAGAACTGTCAGATTAAGGGGAAACTGTCAGCCAACCAGATTGAAGGCGATATTGTCAAAACGGTCAGCAAGTCTTTCCCCCGCACGAGCACTTATGCCAGTGGCACCATCACGGTAAGAATCAGTGATGATCAGAAGTTTGACCGGCAGGTCATGATACCGCCAGTGTTATTCCGCGGTGGTAAGCATGAGAATTTCAACAGTAATAACCAACAGTCATACTGGTATTCAACCTGCCGGTTAAGAGTGACCCGCAATGGTCAGGAGATTTTTAATCAGTCCACGACGGATGCTCAGGGCGTATTTTCCTCAGTTATAGATATGCCTGCCGGACAGGGGACGCTGACACTGACATTCACCGTATCTTCATCAGGAGCGAATAACTGGACACCAACAACCAGTATCAGCGATCTGCTGGTTGTTGTGATGAAGAAAGCCACCGCAGGCATCAGTATCAGCTGAATTTTATAACCCATATACGGGCGCCAGAAATGGCGCCTTTTTTATTGCAGAAAAGCGAGAGGTAATTATGCGTAAACTTTATGCCGCCATTTTGTCCGCAG